CAAAGGCATAATTGCGTTAGGCGAGTTAACACGAACTACCCCACCTGGCCTCTGTGTGAGAAGGTCATCCAAATTCGCCTGACCTTCAAGCACAGCATAGCGACCAAAGTTCTGGTTGTATGCGTTGTCCATCAGGTTACGCATCAGCGTAGACTTAATCAACTGCAAGTCCATTACAAGATCAGCAACCGACAGACCAAAGAACTTATGCGGAATTTTAATCGGGGTGATAGATACAAACGGCTTCTTGTCTACCTCTTCGTTTGCAAAAACGTAGTTGCCTACACTGCACACCTTACGAAGTTCAGCAATGCCATCCTCGTCATAATCCGTTTTAATAAACGACTCATGTAACCAATATTCTCGCAGTGCCTCTTCGTCGTTTGCTCCCCAGCCACGATCATACTCACTGCTGTGGTCAAACTCATAACGGGCAAGACGCTCTGCATTGTAGGACATCGTGTCATCAGATGCGCCTAAATCCTCAATGCCAAAGTCTTGGTCGGGGTACATCTCCCTCAATTCTGATAGAGTCTTTCTTACGCGATGGCAGACAAAGCGAGCATCATGTATAGACTTGGCTTCTCTGGAAATAAGAAACTCATCAGGTGGTACGTTCTCAATTTTAATTCTGCCGTCATAACCCATTCTCTTGATAACAACATCATGCACCGGCATACCCATCTCATCGGCAGTTTCGGTATGCTCCATAACCTCTACAGCATCATCAGAAAGAAGATACTCAAACTCCAGTTCTGAAAGATTGTGGTACTCTTCCCGTTTGGCTTCCTCGTACTCATCCCACCAAACTTTTACAATGCCGTTCTTAAACAACAACGCATCGTGGAACCACGAATACATAATCTCCCAGCCGGGATTGTCTTTGCTGAAAACGTAGTTAACGTAGTCGGTGGCCTGATCTGCCATAGCCACATCTTCTGGGCCATGCGGAGCAAACTTTACAAACTCGTCACCAGAGCCAAAGATTCTCATCAGGCTTGGTTTGATCCACTCAATAGTATCTTGGACGGTAGAATCTACATACTGACTACGGCCCTCAACCTCATTGCCAAACGGTAGCGCATAGTAATACTCTTGCGCTGTTTCCCGCTGATCTGATATTTCGTCGCCATAGCCTAAAGCGTCAGTGATTTCACTGTTTACTTTAGTTAGCAGTTCTTGTTCTTTGTCAGACAATTCCGTAGTTCCTATAGGTTATATCACTCGTCCACTCTGGATCAGAGCCAGACATTGCATACCGCTGTGACTGAAATGCGTACCGTGTGGCGCTCATCAAGTCATCACGAAGGGCAACCACCTTGCCGTCCTTGCGGTGGTACATTCTAAATTCTTCAAACCAATCCGATAGCGTAGAGAACACTTTAAACTTGCCGTTCTCCATCGCCTGTAGCATAGCCATCAGACCCTCTTCCACTGAGTTGGAGCCTTTCTTCTGGCCCAAACCCGGAGGATTCGTAAAATGCTCCATCAGAAAATTACAACCGAGAGAGCGATACTGTTCTGCCAGACCGGGATTCCCCATGCTATCCCTGCGATTGCCGTCATGTGGGTAGGCTATGGGAATAAAATAAGGACGCTTCCTTATAATCTCGGAGTGAACAGAGGGGCTGGCTTTTGATGCTCTATAGCAATCGTATACATAAAAGGTTTCACTTTCGTTATCTATCGCGCACCAAACTACAGCAGTTGGGTGATCCCACCCAAAATCTATAGCCGCTATACGCGGCCAATGATCCTCAATATGTATCGGATCAATCATTAATTCTTCTTCATTCAGCGGAAAGATCAGACCAGAGCCAATAGACGGCCTGCCAAACCTTCTCATTTCCCGCTCATGTGGCGAATACGCAGATAGAATCTGCTCCATCACCGCGTCATTTAGATGTCCTTCTTTGCCTCTGAGGGTCTTTATATGCTCAGATGCGTCATCCCATGTCGCATTTGTCAGGCTTTGACCCTTCTTAATGTGGTTCATAAATGCTGCCACAGTCTCGGTCATGCCTGATTCTGGGGTGAATGTCATATAAACCATGCCACGGCGATCAAGGGTTCGCGTCACGGCCTGTGAATACAGTTCTCGGCTAGGCTCCTCGTCCAGCCATACCACATCCACAGAGCGGCCTTGCCACTTGTCGACGCCCATCTCATAGGCTTTAAAGTGTAGGGATGAGTTCTCGCCTGAGATATGGCGTATTAGTGCAACGCTCTTAGCGTTTGGTACTCCCGGTTTCCTTTCTGTTTTTACTATATTATCTTTTGGAATGGCACCGGTACCAAATGCCTCAGGATCATCAGGGGAACCCAATAATTCTGCTTGTACGATGTCTCTCGTCGTTTCGTTGGAGACACCGCCAGCCCAAGCCGTAATTGCTCGGTTGAATCTTTTTCCCTCCCACCAATCAGGGTATAGGCCAGTAAGGTGGTAGGCCATTTCAGCCGCTCCGCAGTACGACTTACCTATTCGGTTAGCCGCCATGAGTAGGCGCTGATTGTTTTCAAATCCTGTGGCGTGGAACTTCATCTGGTAAGGGTATGGATCGTAGAAGGAAATCTTCTCGTACCGCTCTCGTTTCTTAAGTTCTTTGGCTATCTCTAGCGCCCTTTCTACATCCATTAACGCTTCTTCATAAGTAGCGGATCAAAAAATAACAGTGATTGACTCCAAATGTCATCAGCCGCTATAGGTAATACACCTTCATTTCTTTGCGGC